AAGGGTTTATGCGATCTTTCTGAAATATGGGGCAGTGAGGTTACCCTATATTATCCTGGCCTGTACGCAGGTGCAACGGACTTAGTAGGTGTCTACGACTACGAGGATTCAATTGTTGACTTTAAGCAATCGAACAAGCCTAAACGTAAGGAGTGGATAGAAGATTATTTCATGCAGCTAGGGGCGTATGCTATGGCCCATAACCAAGTCTACAATACTGAGATCACTCAGGGTGTAGTTTTGATGTGTACACCAGACTATTATTTCCAAAAATTTCAAATAAAAGGCAAAGAGTTTATCAAATATCAACATAAATTCCTAGAGCGAGTTGACAAATACTATTCTAATTTAGAATGATTCTAAACTATATAAATAAGGCAGCATTGCCACAATTAAAAAGTGAGGTTTTATGCGGTTCATCACCACCTATAGGTTTTTTGAAATTATTAAATTTGACAAAACCCTTTAGAAAAAGAGAGGTGATCTGGCACTTTGGTGATCAGCAAGGAATACCAACGTTTTTTGAGGACAGGGGCCGCGCGAGTACTTTGAATTCGATTTTTGCATTTAAAATTCTGGAAAACCTATAGGCCTGATGTTATAGAGAGCTATGCCCAAGAAGAGAAAACTAAATACAATTGATAAAATCAACAATGATATTCCATATCACAAGTACAGAGTGGAGTGGGTTGATTGTGTATCTGATTCTGGTTGGGCTAGTGATAAAGAATTTAATAAAATGAAGTTAGCTACACCAGTTAATGAAGGTTGGCTATATGAAAAAACAAAAAACCATATTAAAATATTTGCTTCGTATGATAAGGATGAAGACGGAATTACTTTTGGAGATCGGACGATGATTCCTCGTCAATGGGTGAAGAAGATGACGAAACTTTCTTAACCCTAGGAATAATTTTTTCATCTATATTTTCTTGAGTCTCACTATCTATCAAAGGTGAATACTCTTTCATGATAGTTGCAAACTCTTTACGCATATCATCGATGCTGGCTTTCTTAATATCACCAGTCAATATCATTTTTTGTTCTACGTACAAAGCTCCAGCTTTACCCCGTGCTACTTCTGCATTTGTAGCTGCAGACCAGGCTTTGTTCTTTCTTGCCTCGTCTCGTAGTCTACCAAGCTCAGTAAGATGGCTTTCTATATCTATCTTATACTTCTGTTGGTTCTCTTCTCTAAGCTCACCTATGTACTTTACAACCAATGGAAACTTCTGAGGATTTTGTAATTCTGATGCTGTGATTCTAGCTCTGTCTTTTTCATAGCCCGCCGCGATAGCACACTCATACGCATGCATACGTCCTTCGTTAGTCACCAACAAGTTGGCAAACTTTAACTGCATTTCGGTCAATCTTTTAGGCACTCCCATAACTTGACTTTTAACGTAACATAACGTAATAGTCAACTACATGATAAATGCGAAAGAACTAGCTAAACAGCTGGACAATTTTTTAAAGTCACCCACATGTCAAAATGCTAGGGTACAGGTTAGACTACCAAGGGGAGAGTTTCATTCTCCAGATGGTCACTTTGATATTCATTCAATTACTCTATTTGAAAACAATATAATTGGTGCAAGAGAATCACATAGATTGGTGATTGATATTGCTTCTGAAAGTTGGAGAATGGGTTCAGTTAAGAAAAAAGCGTAAACAATTGTTACGTCGAAAAATCGATGGGACCAGAGGCAAAATTTTATCAATATTGGAAGAAAAATACACCTAACATTTCTTACACAAGGCTTGAAAATACTAGCAGTTTAGGTACGCCAGATGTGTTGGCATACAACAAAAAAGGTACATTTTTCACCATTGAATTCAAAGTAACAAAACGTAACAAAATAAGCATTTCACCACACCAAATTGCGTTTCACGTGAAACATCCGAGGCATAGTTTTATCCTCGTAAAGTCCCTCGCTTCCGGCTGCTTGAAACTTTATACAGGGGACCAGATTCAGGAGCTTGTTGTTTCAGGCTTGTTGCTTGATGCTTCTGCGACAGGGCTTGATGCTTGTCGCTTGTTGCTTGAAGATTTAGCTTGATGGTTCGCGCTTGAAGCTTGTTGCTTCTCCCATTCTTTTCTTATCCTCTCCAGCTCTTTGTAATATTTAGGATGACGCCACATTAGAATTATTCTAAACTAGTGTTTACCATAAGAAATATTCGCTGTCGATCTATTCCAGCAAGCCCGGCAATCTTGGCAGCTGTTGCCCTGCTTCGGTGCGGGGCAGCTTGCGCCGCCCTTACTAGTCACCGTTGACGTCCAGGGCCAGAAGTTAACGGGCCCTTGGTCTATCATATGCGAGGACATACGAATTATTAAATTTGATGGTACAACTTCAGGTTGAATTTGGTTGAGAATTTTTGCTTCTCGTGTTGGCATCCAGTGACGGGTGCCAGGTGTCAACCTGCATACTTCAAAAATTTTATTTAAATGATCAAGATCTTGAATATCTCCGGCATCGTGCCATCTGAAAAATTTCTGTCTTTTAATTTGTACAACCATTGCAGCAACCCAGCCCGGCCGCTTCAGTGCTTCCAGTCGCTGGTACTGTGCAGCCTTAATTGCTTTGTATCTTGTATAGTTACCCTTCAACGCGTAACAGCTGGCGCAGACGCTGCCTTTAATTTTTCTTAACTTGCTCCCGGTCTTACACTCCCAGGCTGGTAAACTGTAACTCAAGCCCGGCATCTTAGACGTTCGAGTCAGTGATCCGGTAATTTGTTTTGCTTCTTTTACTTTCATGATTCCTCGCTTTCTTCATCCAATATAATGATGGATAATTAAAAGTCAATATATTTATTTACAAGCTGCGACAATATTGTCATTTGACTTAAGGGATTTTATAGGATATAATAGGGGCGGGCGGCCGGGGTCATATGCTTGAAGATTCGCGGGCCCACCCTCCCCGCCGCTTGATGCTTGTTGCTTGTTGATTATTTTTTTTTAGAAATTTCCACTTAGGGCTGGTCTTCTTACTTCCAGCCCGAAGCAGCCTGTCTTTTGATGAGGAGGGGTTGAGTAAACAAACCCATGCATCAAAAACTTTGGATCAGTTGTCTCGTGGCAAGCATCTCCCTTTACAGGTCAAACGATGGTTGGCTCAGCCAACGCCATTCGACACAACAACTAATCCCGGATCGGTAAGCCTGCTCTACATTGGCTCGGCATCTTATGCACCTTGGTACCAGGTGAGTAGAAACCTACTATGATTTTACCGATCTGGGATCAGCACCCTGTAAAGACGGCTCGTATAAAGCGGTGTGATACAGGGTCTGATAATCCTTTCAGTTATTCAATTTGGGGCGATGATTATGGTACGCCTCAAATCTAATTATTTATCAGTGCATAACTTCCATAAATAATATATATTTAACATAATGGATTATCCTATAATAGTAAATGGTCAAAAGTGTCGCAGTATATTATTATCCAACATTATACTTGACACTATATTTTAGCATGGTATAAGAGGATATAAACAAACGAAAGAGGATAATATGACAAATGACAAAAAATACTTTGTAATTGAAGAGAGGGTTTATTCATACCCTAATGAATATTCAAAGTATTACATAATGAAAGACAAAGCGTACTCATTATCGGAAGCAACTAAAATGTTGATTGCTTACGAGCAACTAAACGACAGCGATACAACAAAGTATCACATACAATTAGTTGATTTAATGATGAGTGATAATACTCATGAACCTTTAGTATTAACAGAAGAGGTGCAACAATGAGTAAGACAATGACTAAGTACCAACTCGATCATTTTCGAGATAAGGTAAAAAGGCAGTTTAACCCAATGATTGACGAACAAGAATTATTGGTTAAACAATTTAAAACTGAAGCAACTGACAAAGCGGTTGACAAGCTATCTAAAAAAATTGGTGCAGATAAGATTATCAATAAATTTAGACAAGCAGAAAAAATGTTAGAGGAAGCAAGGGCAACAGCTCTAACATTTTTTGAAAAAAAGAAACCAAAGGACGCGGAATTATCTTACGAGTTTACAAGGAATAGAGATAGTTTAAGAGACAGCGAATTAAGTCTTCGCGATTGTGAAGACCAGCTTCGCGAGTGGGCTTCCGAACTTGCACAACGCGAGATTGAAAGACGCCCTGAAGGACTGAAACTAAAACAACTTAAAGAACTTAAAACAAAAGCTCTTGATGTTGTTATGGAAAGTGGAACACCTGATAGTCTTGCAATAGCTTTAGACAATGTATCTAAAAAGATTGGGTTAAGGTGGAACCAAGAATTAACCGCTTTACCAAACTTTAAACAATAAAGGACTTGACAGACTATCCTATTTAGTATAGG